CGGCATCATCCCAACACCCATACTCTCCAAGTTCAGCCGCTATTAAATCAGAATCCAAAACGACCAACTGATTGTAAATATAAGGCACTGTCAGCAACTCTTGGACATCTTGCAGGCAATCGCCTTGGTGGTGTCCTGCCGAACTGTCTGACAGCCACAGTTGCAACTCTATGCGGCCGCTACTAGTAGACCACCATCGTAAATAATCTTGGTTAGCACTCATGCTGTCACCTCCACAAACTCAAGCTGACAGTCTCTCTTCAGCTTCTGTGGTGCAATAACTGCACGTTTAACCACTACACCATCGACATAGAACCTGAACTCCTGCGAGCCATCTTCAAGCGTTCTGTGGGTGGTCTTATGGCTGACGAAAGAGTGTGAGTTCTGCGCTGATGTCCCGACCACCACATCGACTACTGATTGCTCACGCGCTCCCCATGATTTTCCTGACTTATATATGCAAGCCTGTACATTATTCCAGATTGGATATGATCTCATGCTGATAGCTCCTGACGTAGAACCACTGGATACAAGCAAGTCGCACCAGTGGTAGGGTTTAGTTGTAGAACAAAAGGTGTGCCATTAATGAAACTCTTGTAGTCCTTGTGTACTTTGGCAAACATTGCCGCGGTCATGTGGACATGACCATTGATTAACTTTCCCATGATCAGTACTCCTCACAATCTAAAAATTCAACCGCGTCAACATCGACATGAGATGGATATCCAGAAGTAATGATGCAATCAAAATTAGGAAACTGTTTTAGCAAATCGCGTGTGGATTTAATCCAAACAATATCCCAACCACCCTCACCAGTTTCTGGATTCTTTGTGTAGCATTCCCAACATTCTATTAACTCAACCTCAAAGACTTTGTGGTCAGCCATGAACTGGCCTAGATCAGCACCTGATACGGTTTGTCCATCGCGCTGATTGCCATCGGTATGAAAGGAAACGAAGTAGCTATAACCTGAATAAACTTGCATAAGAAATCACCTAATAAATGAATGAGGTGGAACAATAGCAACACATAGTTACTTAATCAACACCTAAAGCAACTAAAACGATATAAAACGATGGTAAAAGATACAAACAGCATAATATGCTGTGAGATAGCCACAAGACAGCACAATCTTTTGTGTCTACCTATATGGTATATACATGGGTATATGCCGTCGTCTTCAACTTGTGACACATTGGCTGACCATTGCTCCCCTCAATGATTGGCTGATGTGTTGCAAGTGTTTATACAATAGAACTACCACAGATCACCTTCTGCTGTCCTTAGATGGAATGCTTGGGTTGACTTGGGTTGGCTTGGGCAATGGCTTGTGTGAGCTTGTGTGGACGCTTGGGGAGACTTGAGACCGCATTTGTATTGAAGACAAACAGCCTCAACCTAATAAATTTCACAAATGGTTAATCGTTGGATAATCCTGGCACTCGCAGCGCAACGGATAATATATCCGATTGATACATTGATGCTGTAAGTCATTGATATCTATAGAGTTAATGGTTTCAATCAGGAGTCCCTAGCTATTTTCTAATGGGGCATGGGGTTAAATGGCTAATGACTTCAAAAATAACGTTAAACCCCCTTGTTGTTGTTGTTATTGTTCGACCTTCTTTAGAGGAGTCCCAACCTTGAGATTTACACTTAAGAACGACTTTAAGTCATTCGGCTACTTCCATTTACTTCCAGAGTTTGAGCTGTCGGTAGGCGCTTACGGTGAGATACGGCATATACGTTTGGCCTTCCTCACGCATGAACTTTGGATAACACTTAATAGAACATAGGACACCCCTAAGATGGCACTTGAAACTGGGACTTACATCGATAGTCTAGTAGCAGCAAACCCTGCTGCCACAGATGCTCTATCGCAAGCTGATGACCACCTAAGACTAATTAAAGCCACACTCAAAGCAACCTTCCCTAGTGTTACTGGGGCTGTTACGGCTACTCATACAGCTATTAATACTAAGGTTGCTGAACCAGTGTCGGCTATAACCTCAGATGGCTCTGACCCTAGTTTGGCTAGTGGTATCACTGGTGCTGAAGTAAAGACACTGATTGGTGTTGTAGAGCCTGCTATAAACGCTAGTACCGCAGAGGGTGGTGCAGTGACCCCAGTACTAGCTACTGGCATTACGGCTGAAGAGGTTAGAGCATTAATTGGGGCTGCTGCTGCGGCTACCACTGCCACCTTATCTAGTGTGTACCCAGTAGGTAGCATCTATACCTCTGTAGTGGCTACTAATCCCTCGACTTTCTTTGGTGGTCAATGGAATCCCTTTGGTCAAGGTAAAGTAATGATTGGAGTCGATTCAACAGATACAGACTTTGACACTGTAGGAAACACTGGTGGTGCTAAGACACACACCCTGATTACCGATGAAATCCCTAGTCATACACACGGCTTTACTGCCCACTTGACAACCTCTGGTTCTAACAACCGCACAGGCGGTGGTGAATTATCTGCAAGTGCTTCTGGTACTACAGCGGCTACTGGGGGTGGTCAAGCCCACAATAACTTACAGCCCTATGTGGTTGTCTATATGTGGAAACGTGTAGCTGATAGCGAAGCTAGTGGCGGTGGTGGCTAATGAATTGTTGGACATGTAAGACAGAGCTTATATGGGCTGACGATCAAGATTGTGAAGAGTGTGAAGAGTACGTCATGGTGTCTAACTTTAGCTGTCCGACATGCCAAGCGCATGTGGAGTTCTATGTACCAAGAACTGAGGATTAGTAAACTTTAAGAAACAATGTACATTATAAGGAACAAATTATGGGACAGCTTCTACCTGTTAGAGATGTTGGTAGCATTGGCGTAGTCACAGATATACGCCCTGCGTCCCTCCCGATCAATGCTTTTACTAGAGCCAAGAACGTAAGGTTCGATGAGGGTAGAGTAGGGCGATCCCCAGTATTTAGGGCTATCAAAGAGTCACTAGGGTTTAACCCTAGATTCACCTACGCTATCCCTGCTGATGCCAGTGGTGGCTTTGCCGCCATAGTCTTGGTGTCAGACACTTTTGATATTAAGCAGTATGCTAACGGTACAGTGTCCTCCCTACAAGGTAGTATCTCTACCACTTCAGTAAACGCTAGTTCCATGACAGGGACTAGCCTTGCAGACATCGCATACATAAACAGGAGAGATCAAGTACCTGTCTATATGCTCAATGGTGGTAGTAGCTTTGCCACACTGCCTAACTGGGATTCTAGTTGGAGGGCTGAATCTGTGAGGGCTTACGGAGATTTTCTCCTAGCGTTAAACCTCACAGAGAATGGGACTAACTACCCTTCCAGAGTACGCTACAGTAACTTAGCTTTGGCTAACTCTGTGCCTGATTCTTGGGATGCCTCTGACACTACTAAGTCAGCAGGATTCAATGATCTTGTACAGATGAAAACAGGTATTGTAGATGGGCTTACATTAGGTACTAACTTCATCATATACGCCAAGGATCAAGTGTGGCTAATGGAGTTTGTAGGCGGTACATTCATACACAACTTTAGAAAACTCTACAGTGACTGTGGTGTCATTAACCACAACTGTGTGGCTGAAGTCGAAGGTACGCACTACGTATTTGACCATGATGATATCTATGTCCATGACTCCCACACTAGGCAGTCTATCTGTGATGAGAGAGTTAAAAGTTATATCTTTAATGGTCTAAACACTGCTAAGACTGACCGCTGCTTTGTACACCACAATGCTGACTTAGATGAAGTCATGTTCTGCTATGTCTCAGGTGACGATATGGCTGAATACACTCACGGTGACCGATGTAATCGTGCGGCTGTCTTTAACTATAAGAATCAAACGTGGTCATTCACAGACCTACCCAATGTTGCTAGTGCGACTGTAGGGACTGTTAGTTCGTCGGCAACTTATGCCAACACTGCGTCTGTGTTTAACACAATTGGTGGAACTTACCACACCCAAGAAGCAGGGTATGACACCCACAATCTATTTGTAGGTGAGAGTAACAGTACTGATGGGATAGCCTCAGACAAGCTCTATGGCCTTGATCTAGTAGACTCAGGTAGTCTATCTTTTCCACTGGATTCTACAGCTAACAAAAGTCCTTTCTTAGAGAGAGTAGGTATTGACCTAGACGAGTTATCGCCCCTAACAGGCTATAAGGTCATCAATAAGATACACCCCCAAGTAGACACCACTGATGCTAACAAGCAGTTTACTTTTGTATTTGGGGCAGCGGATTTGATAGGGGATGCCACTAAGTATGGTGCGCCTATTGTCTTTAATGGCACTACAGATCACAAGATTGATACTAGAGCAGCAGGGCGTTATCTGTCTTATAAGATGACAGTGGCTGATAACAAGGACTTTAATTTCTTAGGGTTCGATCTGGATGTACTAACAACTGGTAGGAGGTAATTGTGGCTAAACTACCTACCCTTGGATACAAGAGGTATCCACTACCTTGTGTGCCTCCCAGAAAAGGTGTAAAGCCTGCCTCTGGTAACGCTGCTGTTAAACCTGACCTATTAGTAGGTGGCCTAAAAGATACTACACTTGGCTATGTTGCTGATGAACTACAGAGATTAGAGAACAGCCTTGATACGACTAACCAAGTAACACAGACAGTCAACGATGGTGTTGTCGAAGTTAAACAGACTGTTATAGGTATTTCTGCCACGGTAGGAGATAACACTGCGGCTATAACTCAAGAGGCCATAGTACGAGCAGGAGCAGACTTTGCTTCAGCACAGTTAATTACTGATTTGTCGGCTACGGTGGTTACTAACCAAAGTACTAATACTGCTTCTATCAATAACACACTTACCGCGATGGCTACAGCCGACTCTGCTTTAGCTTCAGATATTACTACGTTGAGTGCTACGGTAGATACTAACGAGGCTACTGCCGAGGCTCTTGTCGTCACTGAGCAATCAGCAAGGGCAACCGCGCTTGAAGCAGTAGCGACCGACATAACAACTTTAAATGCCACAGTCACTACTAATGCAGCCACAGCCGCTGCCGCAGTCACTGACGAACAAGTTGCTAGAGCAACCGCAGATACGGCTACAGCGACCAGTGTTACGGCTTTAACAGCTACTGTTACAAGCAACGATACTGCACAAACCGCAGCCTTAACTGCGGAACAAACAGCAAGAGCAACTTCTGATTCTGCAATTGCTTCTGACATTACTAGTTTAACTGCCACGGTTACAGGAAACGACACTGCTCAATCAGCCGCAATCACTAATGAGCAGACTGCTAGAGCAAACGCAGATTCTGCCATAGCCACTGACATTACTAACTTAAGTGCCACTGTAACTTCTGGCGATGCAGCTAATGCTGCCGACCTAGTTGTCACTAATGCAGCGATAACCGCAGAGCAGACTGCTAGAGCAAACGCGGATTCTGCCATAGCCACTGATGTTACTAACCTGACTACAACAGTGACTAACAACAACAATACTCTTACAACTTCAATTAGCAATGAACAAACAGCAAGGACTAATGCAGACTCTGCCATAGCCACAGACGTTACTAATCTAACATCTACAGTCAGTGGTGTTTCAGCCGCTGTAGTCACAGAAGCCTCAACAAGAGCTACTGCGGATACTACTGCGGCTAACGGCATTGCTACTTTAGAAGCCAAATACGGTGTGACTCTTAACTCCAATGGTTACATTACTGGCTTCTCTCAGAATAATAACGGCAGTGTCGGCCAGTTTAAGATACTTGCTGATGATTTCCGAATCATAGACCCTTCAGATAATAGCGGTGAAGCAGGGACTCAAGTGTTTTCTGTTATCAATGGCGTAGTGTCGATTACAGGAGATTTAATTGTCGGTGGCTCTATTACCACAAACAAAATTGCAAACAATGCAGTCACTAATGTCGCTAGTGTAAATATCGTAGGACTCGCTAATGAAACAGTCACAAGCACTACGCTAGTAACTCTCTTATCTCTAACTTTTACAGGTGTAGGCGCTACAGCAGAAGTCTTGGCGAATATAGGTGCAGGAGGCTCTGGTTCGCCTTTCTTACAGATGTTCTTCTACTTAAATGGCTCACTTGTTAATACTCGTAACTACTCAGATGGTGGTGTCGAAGTATTTTCTACAACCACCGCAGCAGGGACAAATACTTTAGTAATGAAAGGCCGTAAGTACTCTAATTCTTCAGGTACTGCCGTGATTACTGAGGCTTACATGAGAATCTTGGAGTTAAAGAAATGACAAAACAGTACACAGTCATCAAT